GTGTTTCTAGCTAAAGCAGAGCCACCATTAACTACACTATTGAATCTAAATTGACCAACTCTTCTGATAGCAGTGTCGTTTGGATTGGGTGGAAGAGCAGAGTTATCTACAGACCTTTCATCCTTTCTGGCTGATGTAATCCTAACGCCCGTTGAGGAATTGAATACAGTATATTTAAATAGTGTATACTCACCGTAGTTTACATTACCGATATTGAAATCTAATGTTCTATTGGGAGCTACACCTGCTAAGGCGCCTGGAATATCAAGCTGTCCATATTTAAATACATCAATAGTCTCTACTTCATAATCTGGACCAGAAACACCCAGTCCAGCTAGTAGATCAGACTCGTTGATTGTATATGGAGTATTTGGAAGTATTTGTCCACCGAAATAACTTAGAAAATTAAAGGTGTCCATTCTCGCTATTTCTTTAGATAGAAATATTTATACTCAACGACCCATTGGGGAATGAGTCTCTACAGCATCCTCAGAGAAAGGAAGGTCTGCGAAATGATATAGAAGGAAGGCATAGTGGATAACTTTGAGGAGATCCTTGGGGTTCTTGCCGTCCTTCTTGCCGAAGCGAGAAGCATACTTAATGATGTTAGCACGGCAGAATGCCTCAGCGTCACCATTGCTGTCGATTAGATCTAGAGTCTGGATCTTATTATCGCCACCAACATAGTGACCCTTGTAGGTGCTGGATAGGTAAGCCTCTACTTCACGTAGGATCTTGCCTTCATCATACTTCCAGAATGTTTGATCTTTCACGTTTACTTCCTTTTTATAATCAGGGGTAATTACTACTTCGTAATCATCATTACTATCAGGATCCATATCGTCTAGGTAATCGGATAGCATAGACCAGGCGTTCATAATAGGCATGTTTGTTACAGGTGGATTATATCACACCTCGTCAGAGGTGTCTACTGTTGTGTTAAAGTCTGCATCAATCTTGTCGTAGAGGTCTAGGAAGGCTTGCTTAGTCTCGTCGTCAAAACGATTGAGGCAGATCTCAACAGCCTTGGTCTTATCACCGAAGATGCTAAATGCGCGGATAATGTGAACCAAACGGCGGGTAGAGATAACCTCATCAACACCACCATCGTAGAAGGTCTTACGGATGATATCGCCCCAGTCGGCAAGATACTTACAGAAGCTCTTGTCGTCAACACCTAGGCTCTCAGCATACTTGGTGAGCATCTTGGTCTCAATAGCAGCAGAGGGATATTCCTGCTCGAAGGTAATGGGGAAGCGCTCCAAGAAAGCCTCGTTTAGAACGTTGGTGCCGATGAAGCGACCGTCGTCAGAGCCCTTGCCCTTGGTGTTAGCAGTGGCGATAACAGTGAAGCCAGCAGCAGGTTGGATGAACTGACCAGTCTTCTTAATGAATAGCCCCTTGCCCTCTAGAATAGATTGGAGACACAGGATTTTGTTTGAAGCAAGGTCGATTTCGTCAAGGAGAAGGACGGCTCCGCGTCGCATTGCCTCAATGACGGGACCGTCATGCCATGCAGTATTCCCATTAATAAGCCTAAAGCCACCCAAGAGGTCATCTTCATCAGTTTCAATAGTAATGTTTACGCGGATTAGCTCACGCCCCAACTGAGCACACGCCTGCTCTACACCAAAGGTCTTACCATTACCAGATAGACCAGTGATGAAAGTAGGATAAAACAAGCCAGACTTAATAATCTTCTTCACATCAGTGAAGTTACCAAACGATACAAAGTTGGAATCCTTAGCTGGGATGAGGTTGAGCTCAACAGCAGGCTGGGCAGCAGGAGCCTCAACGGTCTGCTCAAGCTGCTGCTTTACAGCACCAATATCAAGGTTCCACTTACCACGACCAGTCTTATACTCATCAAGACGGCGGGTGATGGTCTGGTAGTTTAGACCTTTCTGAGCACAGAAAGCACGTACCTCAGCAGAGGTAATCTCAGAACGATATGCAGAGCGAAGCTCAGAGATAATTTGCTCGGTGGTCATGGAAATCTTACGGGGCATTGTTGGCTTGTTTGGTATGTGAATATTATAAGGCATGAAAAAGCCCCCATCAGGGGGCGGTGGTCAGTTGCTCAACAGTCCATTTAGGAGGTGGCTTGCTTCTGAGAATCGATCAACGTAGTGAATGTATTTCATTTCTTTGTTTGAGAGGAAACCATTCTCAACCATTTCAGCTTCTAGCCAGTCTTTGAGAGTTCTCCACATCCGCCCTACACAAATGATGGGCTTCTGCTCAATATGATTAACCTGAACTAGCTGGTAGATCATAGCCATCTCTAGGAGAGTACCAATTCCACCAGGGGTAACAATAAAGGCATCACAATTTGAGAAAGTATCGAGACGAGAAAAGAAGTCAGCATGTTTAGTGTAGGTGCTTACGTATTCGTTAACAGCTTCCTCAAAGGGGAGGTAGATAGCCTCAGCCTCAGACTGTCCAGGATTTACTGCACAGGCTCCTTTGTTAGCTGCCTCCATTGTACCAGGTCCACCACCAGTTACAACAGTCCATCCATGGGCAGCACAGCGCTGTCCTAGGCGCTCTACGGCGGCATATAGCTCACTGTCGGGATTGGTTCTAGCTGAACCAAAGATTGCTACTTTCTTCATTCTTCCTCCAATGGGATAATAGTTCTAGAAATGTCCTTAATCAGACAATCAATAATAAAACGTGGATCATTAATAGCATCTTCAAGGCTATTGTTAATATCTGAAGAGAGAATACTCTGCAACTTATACATATTCTCAAAGATTTGCATTTCTCTCCCTAGCTTCAATCTACTGTGTGTCCAGAAGACGGCGACAGTTCTGGTTCCACTAGTAACCTCAGATACTTCATGTGGTGTTCCTGTATCATAAGTTACAGCCCACCCTCGATCTAATTTAACATCAACAATTTCACAACCATCATAAAGTCTCAAATAACCACCTTCATATTCTGAGGGGTCATCTAAAAATAGAGTGGTGCTGTAGTCACCATTGGACGCTCTATCTTGATGGGGGCGATAATAGCCACCAACTGAGGTTTTTGAGATGATAGGAGAACCTGTAGATTTTGCTGCTGTTTTTCCTAAGAAAAGGCGATCGCGATCTAGACCACTATAAACAATAGAATTCAGTTCACCCCTATTTTCATTACTCAAAGTGGATTCCAAGTTTGTCTTCAATTCATGCGAACCACCCTCTACACTAACTAAACCATCTTCCCAACCACCAAGAGAAAGCAACTCTTGGATTCGGTCAACCTCATGAGGTTCTAGTAGCTTTCTCTTGTAGATCATAACCACATATTAGATGTTTCTATTATAACACATTAGGCAATCTCACCGATGAAGTCTGCAAGAATCTTCTTGTTTGTCTTCTTGTTCTTGAGTGACTTGGCGAAAGCAGACTTGATCTTAGCCTTAGAAGCGTCCTCAGCAACCTCAAACTCAGTGTCTTCTTGGAGCTTAGAGGCAGCCATAACATAATACTTGTTATAGCCTTGGCTGGTGAGAGTTACACACTTCTCTTTCTTCCAGGTAGACATAGTCTTCTCATCATAGTTGCAAGCTTGACGAACCCAAGAAGATGCACCACGGTCAGCAATACGGAATCCAGTGAATGAACTTTCAGGGAACTGTTCACGTAGATCTTCGATGAGAGTGGTGGTAGGACGCTCGAACTTACGAGTGGTTCCAGTTACGCGGTTACGTAGATATACGGGAGTTGAGCTATAACCCCAGTGGAGACGCTTGGGGCGAATGATGTTATCAGGACCATTAGAACCTTTGGTATAGACAGAACCACCAGCTTCGCCGTCAGTTAGAACAATGACGTGTGCCTTCTCAACGTTAGCCTCAGCTTTGAACTGAGGGAGAATGGTGCGGAGACTGATAAGAGCTTCATTGAGTGGAGTTCCAGAGAGCATTAGCTTGTTAGGAACATTCGCACCCATATGGTAGTTGAATAGGCAAGCAAGTGTATAAACGTCAGACATTTGCTTGTAAAGAACCTTGCGCGATACTCCACTAGAAAGAAGGTTCAGCATAGAGAAGTATGAAGGAACGTGGAATACATTAGCCTGAGTGTATTGATCTCTGGGGCGGCGAATGTAGCCATACTCATCAACCTCTTCATGTCTCCACTCACTAGTAAAAGCATACACCTTGAAGGGGATGTTTACTTTATCGCAGAACATTACAAGGCTGAGTAGCTGCTTTACAGTATCCTCGATGATGTTGCACATAGAACCAGACCAATCGAGAGTGAAGATTAGACCGTGGTTCTTGCCCTCGGGAAGATTGGTGACCTTTTTGAATAGGTCTTCGTTGTACTTGTAGGTGTGTAGTTTGGCGCAATCTAGAACACCAGTGCGGGCAGTGGTAGCACGAGCGTAGGCAGTAGCAGACTTCTTACACTCAAACTCCTTGACCAGGTAGTTGACTTCTGACTGAACTTCGCGCCTGAACTCATTAAACTTCTTGTGGTAGCAGCCAATACTATTCTCATACCACTTATCAGCATAATCGGCATCACGGTGCTCGCGAATGTTCTCCTTTTGCTTGTTCCACTCAGAGTGGAGGTAATCGTAGATATCAGTAGTGGAGATAACAGTATTCTTACGGAAAGTTGGATAATCGATGTAGTCGGGGTCATCCCAGGAACCAGTAGAGGTGAGGTCACCTAGCTTGTCTTCGAGAGCTTCCATGGTCTTGACGGAGTCGTTCTGCAAATCAGCAACGTCACCACCAGTGGGGGAAGACTGGTCTAGCTCTTGCTCTTGGGTCTCATCACTTTCTTCCTTCTCATTCTCACCTTCACCGTCACCAGCCTCACCGGGCTGCTTCTCAGTTTCTTCGGATTCAGCACCTTCTTGGTCTGCTTCATCACCAGCTTCCTCGCTCTGGCTGGCTTCTCCCTCACCACCACCAGTGCTCTCTACGGACTCCTGATCCTTTTCCTCCTGCTGTTCCTGGTGGAGGGCATAAAGAGCCTCAGCAGCGGCTAGCGCCTCATCAAAGGTCTCAGCGGCGGCAATCTGGTTAACAACAGCTTGCTCTTTCTCGTTGAACTTGATAAGCATGAAGCTACCAAGCTTGAAGTGGAGGTTCACTCGGTCAGCAATACCCATGTTGTTGGGATCTTCACCCTCTAGTGAGAAGAAGTCTTCGGAGTTGAGTTCCTGGTAGCCACGATAGAAAGTCTTGGGGAGACCCGCAAACTTGCGCTTCATGAGAGTCTCAATACGAACGTCCTCAGTGACGTTCACAAAGCCCTGAGGGCACTTGACCTTATCGCGCCAGTCTTCATTGGGTGTGAATAGGGCATGACCCACCTCGTGAGCTACTAAAAGGTCTACAACATTATTGCTAGCTTTCTCCCAACGGGGTAGAGTGAGAACACGGCTCTGAACGTTGAAGCTGGCGGTCTCTACCGACTTGTGCTCAACGATCAGGTCTTCCTGAGCCAGTAGGCGAGCCAGGGTGCCTTTGACTTCTAGGTTGACGTTCATGGTGTTCCGTTCGTTTCAATGCATATAGTATAACGAAAAAAGCCCCCCTTTCGGGAGGCAGTGGGCAGTTAGTCAATTGGACCACGGTATCTAGCGAGAGTTTCTCTAGTTATCCAACCAGTCATTAAATACTTAACACCACCAGTCAATGTTTCTCCCCTATGAGAGTAGATTACATTAGCTGGGAAGAGTAGAAGCTTACCAGCCTCAGGTCTTACACTGTAGGGCTCGCAATTTTCCCCCATATAGAACTGTGTTCTTCCACCATTAGAATCAACATCAACATCATTTAGATATAGGATGAATGTAAATAGTCTTTCGTGTATATAAGAACAATTGGCATTTGTCTCATCATTACATAGTAACTCTAAGGTTTCCAAATGAACAGAATCATCACTATGCCAGTGATAATGACCACCTGGTTCAGTTTTTTGGATCTGGTATCCAGTATCTTCGAGATACTCCCAAGGGTCTTTAACATTCCACTTACTTCTAAGCAATTCTATATAACCACTCGTCTTTTCGGTAACGATATTAAAGAATATCTCATCATATTCTTTCCAATCAGAGAGTCGAGATATATGCAGATCTTTGGATTTTTTTACTGGATTAACTTCCGCACTCTGACCAACGATACCATCATGTACATCGGGATCATTATCAAACTGCTCAATTATTTTATTACAAGTATCCAAATCCAAGAGACCTGGATACTCAACGATAAGATCAGTATCAATCATATTACTTGACGTTTAGTTTAGAGAATCCACGCTCTTTCTCAAACCGTAGAACGGAATCGAATCGTTCGTGTAGTTCAGTCTTGTGACTGATGATGAAAATATTAGCATCCTTTACCACATAACGGATGATCTTGAGGAACTCCTCAGTACCAAATCCATCTAGGGAGCTGTCGAATACCTCATCCATAATTAGGAGGTTGGTGTTGACGGAGTTGCGGACACGGGCTACTTCACGCCAGGTGAATAGTAGGGCTAGGTCAATACGCATCTTCTCACCCTCAGAGAATGATGAGTAGGAGAACTTCTCATGGATTGGAGATACAACGGTTTCGTTGAACTCTTCGTCTAGGTTGAAGTTGATATAGAACTCCATCATTTGGAGATACTTATTGACGTGCTTGTTAATGAGTGGGATGTACTTACGGATAATGTTAGTCTTTACACCACCATCTTTGAGAAGAGTATTGACGAACTTGTGCTTCTCCATCTCTTCATTGAGCTCAGTCATCTTATCCTTAACACCAGACAACTTAGTAGCAGTAGCCTTTAGCTGCTCACGCGACTCATCCTGATTCTCAATAGAGTCTTTGATCTTATCAATATCAGCTTCTAGACTCTTGATATTCTTACCCATGTTAAGAATACTGCTGTTGTTGCTAGATAATTGACGGTTGTGACCTAGAAGATCTTTGGATACGGAAGTGAACTGCTCTTCACGCTTCTCTTCGGCAGCAATAGTATCTTCTAGTTGCTTCAATCCCTCTTCGAGCTTTGATCCTTCTGCATTGATCTCAGCAACCTTCTCAGAACTTAGACTCTCATCAATGTCCTGAGTGCAGGTAGGACATACTGAGTTCTCAGTAAAGAACTTGACGTTCTTATTGACGGTAGCAAGCTTCTGTTGGATCTTGCCGCGTAGGGGTCCTAGCTTCTTTAGCTTTGCACCAGCATCTTGGAGCTCTTCTAGCTCAGTATTGAGCTTCTCAATCTCAGTCAAGAGATCAATGTTTTCAGACTCAAGCTTCTGCTGCTCTAGCATATGAGTCTTGATCTCATCACGCTTGGCTTCAATATTCTCTTCACCACGCTTAGTGATATCCTCAATAAACTTGGCTAGCATCTGACCTTTCTCTTTAAGGTTAGACTTCTGTAGCTCAAGTAGCTTTAGTTCGTCACGGATAACTTTGATACGATCTTTGACGATCGTGGACATGGAAGAGAAGACGCGAATGTCTAGGAGGTCCTCAATAACCTCACGACGGTGAGCAGCAGATAGCTGCATAAAAGGAACAAAAGTAGAGCTACCAAGGATAACAATTTGGGTAAAGGACTTGTAGTTTACCTTAAGGATACCTTCCTCAAGTGTCTGCTGGTTATCGCGATCATCACCACGCTTATCTAGAAGCTTACCATCTACTTCGATATCAAAAACGTTGGGCTTAATACCACGCCTAACGAGATACTGACGGTTATTGCTACTAAACTCAATCTCAACAACGCAATTCTTTTCATTTACACTATTAACTAGCTGTGGTTTATTGATCTTACGGAAGGGCTTATTGAAGAGTACGAAAGTAAGTGCGTCCAGAATAGTGGACTTACCAGCACCGTTACTGCCGATAATTAGATTAGTACTGTTCGCAAGGAAGTCAATCTCAGTGAAGCTATCACCTGAGGAGAGGAAGTTCTTGTAACGTAGCTTCTGAAAGATCAGCATAATTTAAGAATCAGGTGGAATAAAAAGCTCATCGCTTCGTATAAGAATAAAGTTGTGTCCCTTCTCGACAAGAGCATCAACGGCAGCTCCAAGGGGCACTTCAGTAATGTCCATGGTGCAGGTCTCGCCCACAACATAGCCAGTGTCTTGTTCTAGCATTATAACATATCTTTCGGCATCCTCACGGTCTTGAAACAAGAATACGTTTAGGGGCTCATCGTCTACGCGCACTGAGTAGATATCGATTGAGCCATCCCTGACCATCGTGAGCATGTAGCAGAGGTCAGACTTCACAGGCTTCCTGGTAGATGTTTGCAAGTAGAGCTTTGATAGAGTCCTTCTGTAGGGAGCTATCTTCAAACTCAGCCTCATCAACGTAACGGTTGAGGATTGATAAGGTATTCTCATCTACATCATCAACGTCAAACTCATCAGACTCTTGGACGTTGAAGTTCTCAACGACTTTGAGGTCAATGGGGTTTGCATTGAAGATTTTGTCTAGGAACTTGTCGAAATTCTTTTGGCTGGTCTTCTTACGGACGACTACCTTAACAATCTTGTTCTTGTAAGGGGTAGCATCGAACATCTGATGCTTGGTATCTTCGTAGTAAATGACTTCGAATAGCGTGAATGGGTTATTTACATACTCAATCTCACCAGTCTCGGTGTCGAAGAGTACAAAACCACGTGGATCATTCACGTCATTCCAGAACATCTCATAAGGATTGCCTATGTAATAGATCTTTCCATCATCAGAACGAGTGTGGAAGTGACCGGATAGTGTCTTCTCAAACTTACCGAATACATCAGGACCAACTAGACCTTTGCCGTCCTCAAACTTATGACCACGATAGGCATAGAAACCAGACAGCTCAAGGTGACCCATTGCAAACCGAGCATCAGTTTTACTAATGAGATCAGTAGTGCGTTGTAGGTTGTCGTCGCAGATCCAGGGCAACATAAGAATGTTGGTACCGTCAACTGTAATCTCAGTAGGCTCTGAGTAGGTCTTGACGTTATCGTAGTCCTTGAGTAGAAGGTCTGGGGAGTTGGTCTTGTTAGTAGACTTGAAGTAGCAGTCGTGGTTACCCACTACCATATGAACGTCATAGTCCTTCATGGGGTCAAAGACCACACGCTTAGTCCATTGCAGGGAGTTATACTCGATAGACTTACGGCTATCAAAGGCATCACCAAGGTGTAGGATGGTCTCTACCCCACGCTCCTTAAGGGTGGGGAAGAAAACCTCACTGTAGAACTTCTCGAAATACTCATGTAGGTACTGTGCTCCCTTACGGGCACCATAGTGAGTATCTGTAAGGATGGCTACTAGGCTCATGAGTTAAGCTTGTTAATGATGTTTTCCTTGATCGCATTATAGTCGTTGCGATACTCGTTCGTCAAGTTCGCATCAGCGGTCATTAGAGTCTCGAAGCCAGTCTTCTCGACGATCTTGGTCTTAATGTCCAGTTGGCGCTTCTCTCGCTGGATTCTGCGAAGGAATGCGTAGTGAATGATCTGAGTGAAATATGCAAAGGGGTTCTTTGACTTCTCAGGATTAAAATTGTGGATGTACTGAACACAGTTCTCAATGCCATCAGAGATCATGTCCTCACGGAACATGTAGTTGACGAAATTAGGCTTGTAACTGAGATGAGTAGCGATCTTAAGAAAACAGGAACCGAGATAATTAGTGATACGTGGCTTGCCTTTCCATTGCTTAGCACGCTCATTATTGGGCATTTCACTCAGATCAATACCAAACTCTTTCTTATAAGAGGTCTCTACCGCAGCACGATAGTTGGTTACTGCTTCGAGAAGCTCTTTGTTGTTTACGTAATGTTCTGATTTAGCCCTAGCCATAACATTTGTATACCTATGTTACTTAATTGTTCCTATTATAGCATATAAAAGCAATTCCTGCAGAGGGGACTTGACAAGGGTCTCTAAAACCACTATAATCAGCCTTGTCGAGGGTGATAAGCACATTAAGTACTTAGAGAGATACTATGACTCTCGGTTATAGCTATCACCTTCATATAGTTTTTCTAGAGTCTTTCTGAACTCTTCAGTAGACCCAACAAAGCCCATTTGCTTTTTAAAGTTCCTGACGGGCTTTGGCTTGAGTTTCTTTTGGAACTGCCTTTTGTATTCGTATAGGATTTCGTAATCCTTAACTTCGCAGATAGTAATAATTTTATTTAAATTGATCTCGTGAATATCGGACTTGTCTACAACTAACCAAGGAGAAAATTTAAAGGTAAGATCAGTAGAAGATTTTCTAGATGAAGCCCGATGTGTAATTTTGATGGGGTTATGTATTGCTACTGATGTGTGAGAATCAAAGTCCATGATCTCAATAACCTCACACACAATCTCTTCCCCTGTGATTAGTTTGATAGAGCAAATTTTCTCCATAAGCTTATTCTCTTAGATTTACATTAATGATGTCATACTGAAATTTTTCTTCATTGTAAGTTTTGATTCTCTCAATAAGGTGATTAAGTGTGTAGTTTTTTCTACCATTCTTGGTAGTATCATCAGCAATGTCGTATAACATAGCTTTGGTCTTATTAGCACCCTTCCTAAGTACACGTCCAATACTCTGAAGATTTCTGACTCTTGACTTAGAAGGTGATGCAAAGATTACGTTGTGTAAGTTCTTAATGTTGATACCAGTACTGAAGACTCCGTAGGATGCGATGATAATCGCATTATCTTCACGTTCTGTGATTTCCCTAACCGCTTCACGTTCTTCTACGTCCACACCACCATGAACGAAGAATACATGCCGGTTCTCACCGTCCTTATTATTTATAAGGTCGTGAAGAATCTTTCCGTGGTTCTCAACACGAGTAAACAATACGAGTGTGTTACCTTTGAGCGAGGTAGCTAGATTACTGATGAACTTGTTACGCTTCTCATGACTGATAAGATACTGGATCTCATCTTCGTACCTATCAAACTTCTTCTCATCATGTTTGAGTAGGAGAACTTTAATGTCTAGCTTGGCTACGTGACCAGCTTCCATTAGCTCTTTAGTTCTGATAGTATTGTATGCAGGTCCAAACAAACCTTCCAATACCCACTTATGAGTTTTACATCCATCAAGAGTACCAGTGAAACCAAAGCGATACTTTGCATCACAGCACTTAGACATAATTCCAACTAGACTCTTAGACTTAAAGTTATGAGCCTCATCTCCAATAACGACGCTATATTTTTCGAAGAATGGCTTCGGCATCTTATAAATAGATTGCCAAGTGGTGATAGTGACCTGCTTGTTCGTTTGGATTTCCTTACCGCCATAGATTTTATGGCAATATGATCCAACATCAAAACCATAATCTTCAAAGTCCTTATACATCTGCTCTACAAGAGATGTGGTAGGAACAACGATGAGAATGTTCTCATCTCTCTGTGTGTAATAAGCAACAGTTGCATAAATCATCAAAGACTTACCAGAAGCCGTTGGTGAGATGATTAGTTTTCTGTTTGACCTGAGTGCCGTATAGATTCCATGGAGCTGATAGTCGCGAGGTTTATAGCTAGTAATAGATTTAATCCAATCAGCAACACCTTGAGGAGAGATGTTCTCGTTTTCTTCATAGGGTAATCCATAGAACTTATTGTCCCTAAATTCGTATGTATATCCATACTGCTCACAGAACGCAATGACGCGATCTAGCAGTCCAACATAAATTTGCTTAGTCTGTGGGGAGAATAAATTAATTACTCCATCCCAATGTCTCTTCCTAAAAGAAGGATGAAACTTAGCACCAGGTACCTCAAAGGAAAAAGCGTCTCTGAGTTCGTACTGTACGTGGGGCTCACAATCAATAGACAAGAAGACTTCATTCTTCTTGCTGATAACCAAATCAGCAGTCATAATAAAAAACCCACCTATAAGTATATAGGTGGGCTAAAAATGTTATGAATTATGGAATGTGTGATCTAACAACATCGCTTCCAATTGTGTTTTTATGTGGAACAGTCTTTCCTGATCCTGTGGATCACCTCCAGCCCAACGTTCGATACCAACAGATACACAATAGTGTAATGCTCTGATGTCTTCGATACAAACATGCATCTCATAATCAATAATTTCGTCGTCCATGGTTACATCCCCATACCGGCTTGGAATCTCAAGAAATCGACTGAGTTCTTGATTTGATATCCTCGGTTGTGGATCATTTTGAGAATATCTTCTAGGTATTCGATCATCACATCGTAGTAATCTACTTTGAGTTTGATCTTAGCTAATTTGTCGTCTGCATTTAGGTGCATAGACATAGACTCTTTGTCTCTTACTTTATAGGGAAATGGTTCCTCTACATATGCTTCGGCTGGTGCCTTACCACTATAATAGTTGTAACGTTCCAATCTTGTTTTGGAAAGTGTATCAAGACTCTTAGTTTTGAGGAGCTTGATTGTCGTATATAGAGTAAAGTACTTCTGGTGAAGCTGAGGAATCTTGATTGACTCATCATGTAGATTATCCATATCCATGTTGGAGTCTGCCTCCCACATTTCTTGGATTTTTTCTAGATTCATCTTTGAAGTGGCTGATTGACGTAATCTGGTGTTAGTGCGTTACCATCTTTATCCAAGATCTGCATATACAAGAATGAGAATGTAGTGCTTGCTTGGAAGTAGTTGATATCGGTATCAGTAGCTGTAAAGTCCAGTGAAGATAGAGAAGTGGGATATAGATCCCAAAACTTGATCTTGACAATGGGGTTGTAGTTACTGTTTAGAATAGTCAGTGTAGCATCACTATACTGGTTTAGCAACTCGCGGTTACCCGCTTCGTCAGTTGTCACATCAATGAACTGCTGCATGGACTCAGGGAATCCTAGACCAGTCATCCAATTATGAATGAGTGTGTAGTTGAGCATATTCTCATCTACTAAGAAGTTGATTGGTAGCTCACCATACTCAACTCTATCACCCGGATGCATCAACTGCTTTAAGTAGTTAGCCTGCTCTGCACCACCAAGAGTGATTTGTGGTAGAGATGCTGTATTACAGAAGAAAGATACTTTGGGAAATCTAGCAATACTAAACTCAAAACCAATAGGACTCATATAGTTCCTATTGTCTAATTGCTTATAATAAATGTTAGCCACGTAACTAGTATATGCTTACAACTATATTTAGATACTAAAAAAGGACCCTTTTGAGTCCTTCCTAGTGTATTCAGTTGTCAGCTTCCCAAGCTTTTGTATTATAGCTCAGAAGCTCCAGCGTGCACCTACGGTTGTGCTGGTTTGTAGATTGTCCCCAGTGAAGGCTTCTACTTCACCATATACATCTAGTTGCTCAGTAACGGCAAACTCGATACCAACTTCAGCACCTAGTTCGGTCTCATTATCACCAGCATCTTCGAAGAATACGGTAGGACCTACTTCTACGAACCATTCAGTGCGATCATTGATCTCACCTTCATAACCTACACGGGTCTCTAGTTCAGAACCAGTGTAGTCACTTCCGTCAAAATCAGATTCGACTTCGGTGTTTACATAGTAACCGGCATGGGCAGCACCGCCTACCATAGAGAGGGCAGCTAGGGCTGCGAATGTCTTGATAATCATTGTAAAATATATTTGTTTTCTTACTTGGTTATTTATACCCATAAAAAAAGAGCCCCCTTTCGGGAGCTCTTGGAGAAGTGAAATATGCTCGTCGGAGCGATGGATCACATTAGGTTTTTGACGGTGACGCGACGATAGTATACGTTGCTGTCTACCATTAGGCGACCTAGACCTACGTTACGACCCTCAGCGAAGGGGTTAGCGATCATGCCGTAACGAGTCTTGAAGCCGATGCGAGGCTGGAAGCTGTCCTGACCAACGGCGCGAACCATTTGGAGAGGTACATAAGGGCAGTAGAATAGACCAGCGTCATAAGGTGAGGAACCTTTGTAGCCCATTACGTAATACTGACCGTTAGAAACGTTAGCAGCATAAGGATCGATGTAGACCTTATACTTACCCTGTAGTACACCAGCGAAGGTGTTACCGGTGTCGTCAACGTTGAGGTTGGCGTTTAGAGCAGGGGTGTAGTCTAGAACACCAGCCATGGTTAGAGCAGAAGCAACATCAGCAGAGCAGATGATTACGTTGCCCTTTCCGCGACGAGTTTGCTGAGCGATGGCGTTAGCGTCACGCTCGATCTGGAAGATTAGACCCTTGAACTTCTCGACGGACCAACGACCGTTGGAGTCTACGTCTAGGTCGAATGCACCAGCCTGAGCTACGTTAGCCTGAGCACCAGGAACAGCAGTCTTGTAGATGGTACGGACTACTTCGCGGTTGATTTCAGCTAGGATCTCGCTGGAGAGGATGTTAGCTAGCTCAGCTTCAGCATTTAGACCGTGGATAGCCTTGAGGTCTTGAGCTAGTTCCATGCTGTACTGAGCACGGAGGGCACGTGACTTAGCAGTTACGGTGACCTTCTCGATTGAGAAACCCATCTCGCGGAAGTCAGATGCGTCAGGATCTACACCTAGTGCTTCAGCAGAGTTGGTGTACATACCCTGACCGGTGTTGTAGGTAGTACCGTCCTGAGGACCAGCACCTACTAGACCAGCACCACCGGGCTCTAGTAGACCGGGGTTAGAACCAACCTGAGCGGTGGTACCTAGACCAACAGTCTCACCAGCACCTACGCGACCAGAGTAGTTACCCTGGTTTAGTGGGAATGCGGTACCGTTGTTTTGTGCAGAGTAAGCGGTGTCTACTTCATCATAGAAGGTCTCAGCGCCGTCCTGACCTTCGTAGCGGCTACGCATTGCGAAGATTAGACCTGTAGGACCGTTCATGGGCTGAACGCCACAGATGTCGTATGCCATTAGGTTAGGCATGGAACGACGGATGAGGCTTACTAGTACGGGGTCGAAACCAGCAACTGGACCTTCAGCAGCAGCGGCACCAGAGAAGCCAGCAGGACCAGCACCGGAGATATCGCCACCGGGGTTGGTGGTTACAGGAGTCTCGGAGAGGAAAGCACGCTCTTCTTGTAGAGCTACAGCTTGGTTCTCTAGTAGTTGGGCGGTTACGGAGCGCTTGTGAGCGTCCTGGATGGAATCACCGTGGTCTAGTACAGGAGACCACTTCTCCATGAGTTGTTCGGCGTTAGCGTTGTTGTACATTGTTTTAAAATACCTTTTGGAATGAGTTAGTTTGATTCAATAATCAATAATTCACTTAGAAAAACGGTCGAGTTGTTCTAGTAGTGATGACATCTGAGCAGAGTACTCAGGCTTTACCTCTTGAGTACCGACTTCCTCAGAGAGGTCCTCGACACTGTTTCTAGTACCAGCGGTGCGGCTCTCAGAGAAGTATGCTCCTTTGAGGCTCTCTAGCTTGGTACGATAACCTTCTTCACTATCAAACTCAACATTCTCAGCTAGTGCTGCGAGCTTGTCCTTTTGGGTCTGTGCAAGACCTTCGGATACGGTCGCTAGGATGCTCTCAGATACAGACTCGCTTAGGCGGCTGTTAAGGGCAACGTTACGCTCGATTTGCTCGTTGAGCTTTGATTCCATTTCATCAAGTTTTTCAACCATGGACTCGACTACATCGAAACGCTCTTCGGGTACAGCAACGTAGTGCTCAGCGAAGAGTGAGTGCATACCTTGTAGGAAGCTCTCGGTCATTTCGGTGCGGAGACCATGTTCGACGGCGATAGCATTTTCAGCCATCCACTCGTCAGCTACGTACTCTAGATAAGCGTCTACACGCTCACTGAGGCTGGTACGTACAGATGCTAGCTCTTCAACTAGCTTCTCTTCGTAAGCAGCTTGTAGCTCTTCTTTGACGACAGCAACCTTATTACGGATAGCGGCTTCAAAGATGGTGCGAGCTTTGCTCTGGAACTCTTCAGAGAGTTCCTCACCACTTAGAAGTGCAGCAACGTCTTCTTCGATGCTTAGTTCGGCTACTTCGATCTCTTCTTCAGAGATGATTTCTTCGGCTTCAGCCTCTACTTCAGTTTCTTCCTTAGCGGTCTTCTTCTGACCAGGAACAACAGAAGCAGGAACAGATTCAGCCTTAGAACCAGCAGAGCGGCTATCAGTGGTGCCTTCGCCGGAAGGGATTGCAGACTTACCTACAATTTCCTTCATGGGCTCAGCAGACTTAGCGCCCTTAGTTACTACATCCTCAACTTTCTTGAGAGGAGTAGCGGGGTCCTTTAGCTTTGCAGAATCATCGTCAGCACGATAATTCTCAGGTGTTGGACCACCGAGATCGGTGATAGATTGTCCGGGCACTACACTGGTTGGAACCTTATCCATTGGTTCAGCAGCCTTAGCACCTTTTGTTACTGCGTTTTCCATGTCTTGTAAAAATTAAGTTGCTACCGACGAGTAAAGTGATTTATAATCGTATAAACCTAGAGTTATTTATACAATTTATAGATTGGAGATAAATTGTTGGAAAAGTTCAATTTTCTTTTCCTGGAGTTCTCTTGAAACAACAGCCTTCTCAATGGTAGACCTTGTCTCTTCAATCTGACGTTCTTTTAGGATTCCATTCTCATAGATCCACTCTTTTCCTTCCATGATGCCCTGAACAAAGGCATCTGGAGCACTAGGATCTGCTACAATATCAGCAGCAGTTGCTAGCATAAAGTCCTCACCAACTAGTTTAAAACCTTCTCTGGTTTCGCGAAGTGAACCTACACCACGAGAAGAAACACCAAGAGTTACACCCTCATCGATAAGGTTTTTGGCGATCTTGCCCATAGGGGTATCAAGAATCTTAGCCTTACCAATAAAGTTGTTGCCTTCCTGACGGAGTGAGACAATCTTGTGTGAAACACGGTCAAGGTTTACAGTAGGACCGTCAGGGTGACCTAGTTCGCCTAGGGCACGACCTTGGTTGATATACTGTTCGGTGTAGCGACCAACTTCACGTGCTAGGGTGTCTGTCTTATAGACACGACCATTGCGGTTCTTTTGGTTGCCCTGTAGGAATACACCCTCGATGAACATGGACTTTTTGCCCTCTGTTTCTTCGACGATGAATTCGACCTTGTTAATTTCTTCTCTGATTAGTTTCATTTTAGTAAATGCTTACACCAGCAATGCGAATGTTTTTGGAATCAGCAAATACAACTTCAGTGCTTTGCTTCTTCAAGATTAAAGATTCGCCACCAACTAGGGTGATTGATTTAATAGGACCACTTGGGTCCTTAATGTTGACGATTGAAGGAGTTTTTGAGGTATTAATGGCGCGTACTGCGCTTGAGGAATCTAAATCGATAGCTTCCTCGGCAGTCGTCGGCGACTCTACCTCAGAAAAAACGATCTTAATCACTCTTCCTCACCCTCAACATCAGTTTCTGCACCAGCAAAAAGTCTGTTTGCTGCAACTTGCCTGTAGTCGTCTACACGCTCAGAAGCTTTAGAGAACAAGATATCCTTGACCTCTTGAGCGACTTCAGCGGGAGAAACACCAGAAGCAATAGCGTCTACGATGTTTTCAGCCATAATAAAAAAACCAATTTGTAATTATTTAGGCTGCTTAAATTTTGCCTTCTCCCTTCTTAGGCATAGCGGGCATAGTGCTAGCCTCAGGAGTTGTTGGAGTTAAACCAGCTTGACCGTCAATTGCTGTTTGGTCCATTCCGGCTTGACCGCCACCAGCAAGATCACCTGCAGCACCAGCTATATCAGATATAGCCCCTGCGGGATCTCCCTCACCCATTTGTGGGAGGGGCTCGCCTGTAATAGGATCGACTGTTGAAGGATCTGGGATAATACCATCAGCAATTTCCTTCTCGATTAGTTCATCTTGCTCCTTAATCTCACCATCAGTCTGACGGAGGATCTTGGTGCGGATGTACTCTTGTGAGTAGTACTTACCAACATAAGGCTCAGCTTGTGCTAGTAGGTTTAGACGCTCTTGCATTAGCTCAGTATCTTTGAGCTCTGCGAAGTGGTTATCATATAGGAAATCATATTGAATGTTATCCTTGATAGATTCCCAATCGTCTGGAGTAATAACGTTTTTAAGAATTAGTTGAGTTTTTAGGAGATCACTGAATAGCATTGCAAAACGCTTACGGAGACGAGCTACGAACTTGGAGAACTTAACTTCGTCACGTAGAATTTCACTAGAACGACCCATGTTGAAACCATCGTTACCACCTGGCTGACGGCTACTAGGAACATTTAGTGATGCGTATAGCTTGTTTTTGAAGTACTCTAGGTCAGAGATCTCACCTAGGTTCTGTCCACCGGGTAGTGTAGAGATCTCAGTACCACGACCGCCCTCACGGCGGGGTAGCCAGAAGTCCTCTAGCATGGACATTACTTTCTTGTCGCTCTTGACTTCGCCAGTTGCAGCGTTGTAGCTCATCTTGTTTCTGTAACGTTGCATTACCTGCTGTAGGTATTGCTCAGCCTTGACCTTGGGTAGATTACCAACGTCAATGTAGAAAATACGACGTTCTGGAGCGCGAGATAGACGATAGATGACGATAGCGTCCTCAATCATCTTGAGTTGGTTAGTAGAACGGATGGCTTTGTGTAGCCAAGAAAGGGTGGTTTGGTTGTTGCGATCTACTAGACCAGAGTTGCAATATGCAATAGAATCTTTAGCAATCTTAATAGAAGCATTAGTGCTTGAGTTGCCGAAAGAGTTTCCGCCACCTGTACCAGTTACCTGGTTGGCTCCGGGAGTGTATACGTAATATTCATCAATCGCTTGACTGAAAATATCATTTCTACCGTTGGGGATTTTACCGCCGGTATTGTTTAGAGTTAGTACCTGAGAAGCCTTAGTATTAGCAGCTTTGTTGTTTAGTTTGCGAACAAACTTAATCTTCATGGGATCAATGTAACGTAGATCCATGATGCCGTCTTGGGGCTTCTCAAAGTCAATTACTTTTAGGTAATGTAAGCGACCGTCAATATACCAGTTGCGGAAGATCTCGTGAGAACGCTTATCAAAGTCAAGTAGCTCTTTAATGTACTTAAACTCGTCGCGAATAATGTTCTTGACCTTCTCGCTAGCATTTACGTTGCTTAGCTCTACCTGTACAGGTGACTCATAAACGTCACTGACAATTGCTTCGTTTACAATATCCTCGATGGCGCTGTCTACCTCGGGGTAGAGAGCCATTTCGCGATAACGACGGAGGAGTTCATACTCTGTACGGTAGACACCCTCAATATCAATGTAAGATGATCCGAAACCACCGCTGGCGTAATACTCAACACCGTCCGCGTTATTCTCGGGCACGGGGCTGATAGATCCAGGACGTTGGATATCGGCATCTTCAATTGAAAAACCAAATAACCTTCCCATAATAAAAAAATAGTTGGGTGTATACCTTTCTTACATTTATATTTAGACGACCATTTTAGAGGGCATATTGAGTGGCGGCGACAAATGGTCTCTGATCTAGAAATAATAAAGCCTTACCAATATTGTCTACTGGGATAAACTGATAGGCTCCTGGGAATACTTCCCTAGTAATATCCCTCAATTGTTCGCTTGTGGTGTGGTACCGCATGATGCTAAATTTGATGTAGTTTGGAGAATCAGTCCCCAGAAGTATGGAGCAGTTATAAAACTTCCTGCCGTCGGGGGTTTCTATATTTTTAATCTGCTTAACGTAAGCTTGTCTATCTGTATAGATATTGTTCTCTACAAAAGTAAACCCCTTAGACAAAATTTTATTGGATATTGAGGTGTGAAGAGCCATTTATCAATATTCATCTGCATAAGTATTTACAAAAAAAGAGGGGCTTGCGCCCCCCTTTCGTTTGAGTTTTGTGAAGATGGAATCAGAAGATGTCCTGACCGCCTGCGTTTGGACCGGTGCCTGCGATGGCTTCCCACCACTGGACCTGCATCTCTACGGTGAACTCCTGAATGGTATCAGTGGTCTCGTAGTTGAGGTCGATTGTGGAGATGTTTGTTGGGAAAACATCGTGGAAGCGGTAGGTACGTAGTGTGGAACCGTCGCGGTCTAGCTGGTAGACATATGCATCAGACTGGTAGTCTGCGGGATCCTGAGTACCTGTTGCGTTCTCCATCTTGTTCATGGTGTTCATCCAGTTCTCGAAAGCAGAACGGATGGCGAAGTCGGTGTCGTTTAGGACGGTGATGGTCCAGGTATCGAAGGTGCGGTCACCAGCGATTTTTAGAATACGACCACGGAAGGGAACTTCGATGGGGTTGATGTTGGAGGCTGGTAGTGCAGCCGCCTTGACTAAGAAGCGTGACTTCTGTAGGGTGTCCGTATCGGTAGGAGCCGAGAGAGGGAACTGAAGAACAACTTCAAATAGATTAGGGCGGGCACCGCCGCCGGTCATCTTAGCCTTGAAGTCGCTGATCGTCCTCAATACTGGGGACTCTACCTGTTTTCTTGTACTTGCCATTTGAGATTAGTCTCCTTATTGGGTTAGGTAGTAGCGATCAAACAGTACCAACAATCTCTTCGAAGCTTACGCCGGTGCGGGTTGCAACGAACGTTAGACCGATGAAGTTGATGGAGCGGGTAGGCTTGAGGAAGATGTCCGCAACAAACTCGTTTCTGTCGATAACGGCAGGCGTGTTGTTGGTTTCATCACAAACAACTAGGTAGTCAGTAATACCACGCTTGGATTGAACGTCGCGGAGGAAAGGCTCTACGATGTTAACAAAGTTGGTACGGGTGACTTCGTCGTTGAATTCAAATAGCTGATCCTTAGCAGCGGCTGCGATAGCCTGTTCGACATAGATGAATAGACGGCGAACGTTGATTCTGTCGAATGCGGAGGAAGCTGATAGACCAGTCTTATCACCGAAGAGGGTGATACCACCAACGTCGGTAGAGAATACTACGGGGTTGACGCGAGCGGAGTAGAGGCGGTCTCTCTGGATTTGAGTTGGGTTGAAGGCGAGACGTGCGCCGTTGATGATTGCACCACGGGTTGTACCAGCGGGGGAGAACCAGGGGAAAGCAATCTGGTCAGTACGAGCACAGCAGCCAGCGATATCACCGTTTAGGGGTACCCAACGGAACTTATCAGCGAAGCGGTCATACATGTACTTATAACCGGTGTCGAAAATAGCGTAGGAGCTAGATGCGACTGTGCTATAGAAGCTGATGATGCGATCAGTAACTTCGTTGGAGCTTAGAGTTACCTGACCACCACCTGCGCTATCAGTGATCTGAGAAGCGCGATATGGGGAGATGAAGCAGATAGCGTCCTGACGGAGCTCGGTGATTGCGATTAGCTTGTTAGCTAGTGACTGAGCTTCGGCTTCGCTGTATGAAGCGGAGCCCATGATGATGAAGTCGATGTTGGTGTCTTCATCAGATTCGAAGTTATCGTAACCAGCAGCGATATCGCCGACGGATACGCTTAGAGCACCAGCCTCTTCGATGTCTAGACCACCATTGTAGTTCTTACCATTCTCTAGAGTAGGAGCATAGTTGCCTACAGACCAGAAGTTGATGTTACGTGTGGCTTGATCCCACTGACCACCAGTTTCGGGGTCGAAGCCATTGCCGCCAACCTCGAAGGAGGTAGGAACAACGTTCTCGGGTTGGGATAGACCGAAGATGTAAGCTGATGTGTTAGCTAGGTGCTTTCTCCAGTAAGAAGGAGTACCAACGGAGAACTGACCGTCTCTAGCCTTAGAGATGCCGATGTTCTTCTCTAGAATGGTTCCTGCGTTACCGGTGATGTCGCCAGTTTCGTCAAATACAACAATGTGTACTTCGTCGAAGCGGCTGTTACGTGTGCGAGCGTACTCGGTAGTGGTTGGGCGGTTAGCGATGGAGTTCCAGGCAACCTGAACACGACCGTCTTGTAGAGATACTGTCTGGTCATCATACCAGTCTCTGGGAAGTCCTAGACCGTCGCCAGTGGTTACAACACCGACAGGACCTAGATCGTTGTATACTGTGATCTCATCTTCTACGAAAGACCAAGTACCACCCTGCTGATAGTCAACCTGCTGCTCAATACCAGCATTCTCGCCGATAGTTGGAGTGAATGATAGGATCTTAACATCTAGTGAAACTTGCTGGGTCTCAGCGTCAGTTCTAACGCCGGTTACAATACCCTTTAGATCGCCTTCTACTAGAATAGTAGTACCGGCGCCAGGAGCAACCTTGCTGATACGCTGCACAACACCTTGGCTTAGTGCATAAGATGAAGTGGATCCTAGACCAACTGAGCTTAGACCTGTGAATGATTGGTCAGCTCTGCCGTCAATGATGGCGACCTTCATGCCATTAGTCCAAGAACCAGGACTACGGGATACAACCTCGTATCCAGGTAGAACGTTCTCGTCGTAACCTAGTGCATTATAATCTTCAATACTTTTAATTTTAATGTCTGTTAGACCTGATCCAACGTAGCTATTCTTTAGATCGTCGTTATCAGAACGAACGACCTCCATGATGCCGCCGTAAGCTAGGTAAGATGAAATGGTTAGCCAAGACTCATACTGACGATCAGTAGAGGAGGGCTCGCCAAAAACGTCTAGTAGCTCGGCTTCGCTAGCGATTGTAACAGGCTCATCAACAGGTCCCCTGGCGAAGGGGGCAACAATAGCGCCGGTCTTATCGTTTGAAGTTTGTACCTGACCTAGGGTAAGATCAACTTCTCTGATTAGAACACCGGGCGATGCTAAGTTTACTGGCATCTTAGTCTCCCTTTGAAAGTCCGAAATAATCTAAAAATATTTATAGAATTTTACTTTTTGAGGGGAATCACATATAATCCCACATATAACTCATACCACCATACTCATCTACAGTAGTAGCAGAAGCAGCACTGCTCCAGACGGTCCCATCAGAATCAACAAAAGTATCCCCGCCAGTCCCATCGTCCATGAAGCCAAACGGAGCCATGTCCTGTTCGATTTGGTTTTCTTTTTCATTATAGATCTCTTTACGTACATCGTTGTCCGTCATCTCACGGAAAAAGTCCTGAGCGACAGCCCAGGAGAATATGACCATACACATTGCTAGGTCATCGTTACAGCCATCTTCTGCGGCATATGAGTTGTTCCTTGAAATAAAGGTAGTTAGCTCCTGAACGATATTAAAGTCCTCGAAGACAAGCTTCTGTTCCTCTACAAGGGCTTTTAAGTTAGAGCAGCCTAGTTTCTTCGTAGCCACACTCATCTTCACGCCTAGCTGCGTCTTGGAGCCACTGAAGCCGCTTCCAAGCTGCTGACCAGCACGACCTCTCATCGCACACATCATGACGTTGGGATACTCCAAGTCATAGTTGAGGATAGAAGCTACCTGGTCACCAATATCATTAACCTCAATAAGA